CATTGCCTGTAGTGCCTAACCCTTTACCTACGATTAGTGAACCACAAACAAACGAAACCTTTAATGGCCTTAGAGGTGATATAAAACTTATAGGGCCGTTAGGGTTGCGTACATTAACACTAGATAATATCTTGTTACCGATTAATAAGGACTACTCCTTTATTCGTGGTAATGGTAGCGATGGGTTACAATGTTTGCAATTCTTTCAAGCACAACGGCAGATGAAAGCCGTGATGCGGATATGTATTATTCAATCTGATGGTAATGAAATCCTTAATATGCCATGTGTCGTTAATGATCTATCATACACCTATGACAAAATTGGCGATATTAAAGCCACAATAGGGATTGAGGAATATGTATATACTAATACATCAACAACGGCTCAATCTTCGACTGGTGGCGAAAATAAGGCTACAGATACAAAGACTACTGATAGTAAGGCGGTTAAGAAATGAAGTTACAGTATACGAACACAACCAAAGGTAAAGATGGTAAAGATGTTACTGAAACACGTGAAATTACCGCTTATACAAATAACTATCAAAGGTCAGATGGTATTGATACACTAGGTCAAGAATTTACCTTTGACTTAGTGGATAATCCATTTGATTTTAACCTTATGGGTACACGGCTTGCTATTGGCGGTAAGGTAGAATTTAGTAACCAACTAAGCAACAATAACAAGAGTGCTACAACAAAGCTGAACGAACAACAACAGGAGCAAGTAGTGTTTCAAGGTATTATAGTAGCTGAAAAACAAAGTGGTGCTAATAAGTATACCTATACTTGCTTTGACTATTGCTTTTATCTCAATAAATCAGAGATAGAAATTCAATTCAATGGTGTTAGTGGCCTTGAAGCTATCAAGAAAGTGTGTAGTGAGAATAGCGTTCCTTTGGGGAATGTAGCCGACATTAAGACCAGTATCAAAAAGATATATCAAGGTGAAACAGTATCTGATGTAATCAAAGATATCATCAAGCAAGCCACTGAAGAAACTGGCTACAAATACCGCTTAGAATATCGAGATGGCAAGATACACGTTGAGGACTACAAGGATTTAGTACTGGATAAGGTTATCACTCAACCTATCAACAATTACTCAAGAGATTTAAGTATGGAAGATATGCGTAATAGCATTGTAGCTATATCTCAAAAGGAAAAGAGTACATCTGTTAAGTCTACTATTCAAGATGATGAAAGCATCAAGAAATATGGCTTAATCAAGAAGATAGTAAAAGTTGATAACAAAAAGCAAGCACAGACTGCTCAAATTGCTAAAAAGACTATTCAAGATACTAATAAGGTAGCTGAAAAGTTAAACCTAACATTATTAGGTGATGATACAGTAAGGAGTGGGCGCATTATTATAATTGATGATTACACAGTAGACATACATGATAAATTCATAGTAGAAAATTGCAAACATAATTATGGAGTTAATCATACTATGACATTAGATCTAAAACGTGTAACGAAAGAACTTGATACAAGCAAGTATGCAACAAGTACTACTACAACTGTTACACCTAATGCTACGAATAGTACTGCTAATGCAACGCAAGTTGATGCTGGTATGAACGCACTCAACGGATATCAGAGTGTATATCGTGATAATGGATGCGTAGATGTGGCGGTAAAAGCTGGTTCATATTACAGTCCATTCTTAAAGCAACAGGCGGATATTGGTACGGCTAATGTAGATACACTTGTTAATAATGCTCAAAGTGCTGGGTATAAGGTGGAAGCCTTTGATGGCTACGCTAAAAAGGGTGATATCTTGGTGTATGGTAATAACCAACACGTTATTATATCTGATGGTGCTGGCGGTGGTTTTGGTAACAGTAGTAGCGAAGGACACGCTAAATTCTATTCAGATGCCAATAACGCATGGCACACAAACGAAGCACCTAGTAAAGTAATTAGAATGTCATAAGGGGGTATATATGGAAGAATGGCACAGTCAGATGGCTTCTATGTTTAAAGATAGAACCAACCCTATACGGATAGGTGCTTGCCTTGGTGAGGTTATCAGTACTTCACCATGGAAGGTAGCTATCAAAGATGGGAAGTTTATGATAGATGCATCTAATGGATATGTATGCTTTCAGTTAATTCACCATATCACTACTTACTCTTATAGACATAGTGGCAAAATGACACATAAAGGGTGTCCAGCTGGCCCTAAAACTGATTACGATGCACAGGGAGAAGGTAAAATAGTGCTTGATGAATTATGGAAAGCTGGCGATAAAGTACTTGTTATTCCAGATGAAAACGAGCAACACTTCTTTATCGTTGATATTGTGAAAGAGGGGGTATGATGTTTCCTACAGATTACAACTTCACTAATTCCATTCAATCTACTAAAACGGCTACAAACGCACAACATAAAGTGGGGCGGTCATTTAAGTTTGACTATAAGACACACCGCTTTGTATTTGAGGACGGTCGCAATGTAGAAGATACGCAGATTGAAGCAATTAAACAATGGATTGAGTTATTTATTCGAACTGAAATGAAGAAATACTTAATCTATAGTGATAGCTTTGGGTTAGATCTAACTAAGCTATTAGGGTACAGATTGCCACGAGCATATAAAGTATCTGAAATAAAAAGAAGAATAACCGAAGGTATCATGAACAAAGTACCATGTGTTGTAGTTGTCAAAGATTGGCAATTTAACGCTGGTATTTTTTATTTCACAGTAGTTACTAATACAGGGGAAGAGGTGAAGATAGAACATGAATTCGAATTATAGTGTTGATAGCATCCATAATACGATGCTTGAAAACATTGATGATGCGTATCAGAAAACAGAAGGCTTTCCAACGTATGACATAACAAGAGGTGAAGCATTTGCTTTACTTGAACTGTGGAAGAAGGCGGAAGAAATTGAACGCAAACAAAACGTGGATAACTTAACAGGTGATGAACTAACAAGGGTAGTATTCCAACGCAAAGGAACACAACGAAAGTTAGCAACTAAGGCAGTATGTAACCTACGTATTGTAGATGGTAACGGAACTATTCATGAGGGTGATTTATTCGAAAGTGAAAGCGGTATTCAATACGAGTCGCTAGAAAATAAGGATGTAGTAGATAACTCTATCATCAAAATCAGATGCACTAAAGCTGGTGTAGTTGGTAATGTTCCTAAAGGTACAATAACGCAGATGCCTATTACTATTGCTGGTATCAATGCAGTTATTAACGATGATGCTGCAAAAGGTGGCGAAAATGAGGAAGCAGACGATGATTTGCGTGAACGCTACTATGAAGAGTTAAGAGAGCCAGCTACGAGTGGCAATGATTACCACTATAAGCAATGGGCTAAAGAAGTAGAAGGTGTAGGCGAAGCTAATGTAATAGGGTTATGGAATGGTAACAATACTGTTAAAGTAGTTATCATCAACTCTGACAGAAAGGCTGCTAGTACAGATTTAGTTAAAAGGGTACAAGATTACATAGACCCAGAAAGCAAAGGTATTGGTGAGGGGCAAGCACCAATTGGTGCACATTGTACTGTAGTTAGTGCTACAGAGGTGCCTATCAATATTGATGTTAGAGGTGTACAACACACTACAACGGCTACTAAATCCACTATTACAAATGACATTACTGAAGCGGTAACCGCTTACCTAAAGAAGATAGCATTTAAACAAAACTATGTATCAGTCGCACAGATTAGTAACATTATCATTGATAATGTTGGTGTTACCGACTATGAAAGTGTAACTGTAAATGGTCAGACAACTAAAATTAATCTAACAAACGAACAAGTTGCCGTATTGGGTACAGTTAGCGTGGCTTTAAATGACTAATACAGGTTTTAAGGAATATGCATTAAAAGCCATTAATAAGATGTATCGTAATGATCCATGGGTTCGCGAGTTATATCAAGCAGCTGGTTTACAACTACAAGATATAGATGAACTACTAGATGTATTACTAGATAACGGCTTCTTTGATGCGGTAGGTGAACGTGGTTTAAAGGTTTACGAAAAAGATTTAGGCATCAATGGTGAGGGTACAGTTGAGCAACGAAGAGCTATAGTACAGATGCTATGGAATAACAATGGCAAGTGTACCTTAGATAAAATCAAGGCTATTGTTAAAACATTCGTTTTAGATGATGTAGATGTGTTGTTTGAAGATGGTGTATTAAAATTAGAGTTTAATAACTCTAGTTTTGTATATGCCATTCCGAAAATTCGTAAAAACCTAACTGTAGTTAAGCCATCACATATTGGGTTGAGCATTAACGATGTACATGGTGTTGATACTGAATTATATGCTGGTAGCATTGTTACTTCGTTTGAAACAACTACTATCAATCCAATGGTAGGCTTTAATTCAACGCTAGATGATGCATCTATTGTGGCTGGTGTGTACATTACTAAAGCTAATGTAATTAATTATGTTAATTGTTAAGGGGGTATATAATGCCTAGTCAATATCCGCAGAATGTGGTAACTAAAAATGGGTTGGCAATGATTGCCGAAAGCGTGGCAACACGTAAGAATTTAATTTTTACACGTGTTGTAGTTGGCGATGGAGATGGCACAGGTAGAAATTTTAATGACATGACTGCAGTAATTTCACCTAAAATGGAATTACCTGTAACAAGTGGAGTTAATGAAGGTAATGGCCAATACTTAATTACAGCCACTCTATCCAACAACACTTTAAATGTAGGCTTCTTCCCACGTGAAGTTGGACTATATGCAAAAGTAGATGGTAAAGCAGAAATGCTATATAGTTATACAAATGGTGGCAACAATGTGGGGTATGTGCCAGATAAGACAACACCAATTGATAGCGAAATTTATAAAATCAGAACAGTAATTGGTAATGCAAAAAACATCACTATCAATATGTCTGATAGTACATTTGTTACTAAAGGTGAACTAGATAGATATGTTGCTATTAATTCTGGTGCTTATATCAAGGATGCGAATAAAACTAATACAGGATTATCACTGATTAAAGGTGATAACACATCGAAGGTACTTGATTTTATTACTGCTAATTACAGTGATAGTGATACAAATAAAGTATTAAACCTTGCAACGCTTAAAAGTCTATTAGGGCAAGGTGCTATCGTGGCATCTAAGCTAGATGCTAATGGGGGCTTTGTTAAATTTGCAAACGGATTTACTATCCAGTGGGGGTTTGGTGGACAAGATAATGTTGTAAAATCGGAAGTCATATTCCCTATTAGATTTACTACGATGTTTATGGCTAATGCTATTGATGCATACTGGTCTGGTTCTGATACACCTAGATACTTTGCAAATTCTGCTGGTGAAAGCAACAATACAAAAGCAGTATTTGTTGCGAGTGATGGATATGCTGCATCCTATTACTGGTTTGCTCTAGGGATTGTTTAATTACCTACCGCAATAAATCTGCCCCAAGCCGTAGTTTTATTTAATCCATCTTTCGCCGCCTGAGAATATACTTTAACCCCTGTTCTAGTATGCTCTCTAAACGAATGGACCTGGTTATCAACATTGTTGCCATTCACGTCATTACCAACTACTACGTAACACTCTCTATCAAAGGAAATAGGAAATGAAATTGTACCTCCTATTGGTACGTTATTAAACGCTCCCCACTGGAGATAGTTTAACAAGTGCCTATAGAACGACGGCATTGCAGTAGGTAATTAGCTGATTCCAAAGCACAGCCAGGTAAAGTTTCCGGCATTGCCACGATTAGATAAAAAACGTATAGATGTTCTATTATTATTTGAGAAACCACTGTTCCAAGACACATAGAACTCATCGCCTCTTGTGTTTGTACTTGCGGAGTCGTCGGTACATAATGCAACTAACACCTTACACGTAATAGGCAATGTTACATCAATATATGTATTTTGATTTAAAAACCAAGTTAATCCCCACTGGGTATTAGGATATACCAACGGCTATCCAATTACACCACAAAGTAGTCCTACCAAGGCCTATACGCCGACCTGTTAACATAAATCTTGTATTATCTGTTAAAAACATAGATATTACCAGAGGGTCCCCTTCAGTGTTTATATCTGTACCTGAAATACTAAATACTGTAGTAAACGCTATTGGATAACTAATATACGAGTTTTGCTGTGCGTTAAAAACTTTTCCCCACTGGGGAGTTATTTTAATAATTCCACGGTTTTACGTAGCTCACGAATAGTTTTATGAGTGTATACCCTAGTGGTAATATCACCTTGTTTGTGGCCTAGCAATGAGCGCAAAGCGTTAGGCGGTGCGACCGAATCAAGTAAACTTGCGAATGTGTGCCTGGTATCGTGGATAGTATGCTTACAATTTAACTGTTTCATAATATTTTGAAAATGCTTACGGAATGTTGTGTAACTTACAGTAAATAGATAATCATCAGTATCTATATATAACAGTTCTATTAGCGGTATAATGCGACGATGTAATGGGATGATACGACCCTCGCTCGCTTTTGTTTTAGCGTGCCTTACGATGAGATATGATGATCGTCTATAGATGTCTTGTTTTCGCAAATTAAGAAGCTCACCTATGCGGAGACCTGTGTATAGCAGTATTAAAATCATATGGGAATAAGGAGTATCTATTGCCCATAATTTATTAATTTGTTGGCGAGTGAATACTCTTCTACTAATCGTCGGTATGTTAGGGCCAAGATTTAAGTGTATGGCGTAATTAGTGATAGAGAAATCCTTGATGATTGCGTAATTAAATAATTGATTAAGTAACGTGCGGACTTTTTTACACGATGAGTAGGAAAGTCCTTTTACGTGCATGGAATTAATCACATGTTGAAGGTGCTGAAAATGAATATCCGTGATAGGCATATCCGCTATGTTGGATATGTGTTTAAAAGCAATATGATAAGACTTAACAGCGCTATTAGAAATAGACTTAGAGTGAATAGGCAACCACTCGTTAAAGAGTTGCCTTAATGTAATGGTATTGCGTTGCTTGCGTTTTAATATAACAGCGTAACGGCGCATAATTTCACCTCCGAAAGGATACTACTATGAATCAATATGTATTTGTGTTAAATGAAATGGGCGAACGAATTACGTCCTATGTTGATAATACAGTAACGCAAGAGCAGTTGTTAGCAACTGCAAAACAAGAATGGCCAGATGCAGCGGATTATATTTACTCTGCATCTGGTGATAGCATGCTTGATGAATTTATGAAAGGCAAGTTTTATGTAAATGGTGAGTTTGTAACACCACAACCAAAAGAACCAACTAAGGCTGAACAAATTGCAGAAATTAAAAATTACTATGATAAACGATTTGATGCACTTGATAAAGCCGTATTGCGTAGGCGATTAGCTAATGCAGATATTACTGACTTGCAAGCACAATATAAAACTTTACAAGCCGAAATGGTTACTAAAATTAAGGCGGTGAAATAATGGAAGAGATTAAAAGCAATGTACCTGTAATGCGTTTTTGTGAATATTGTTGGGCCACTTTAAATGAAAATGGCACTTGCCCTACAGAGGGTTGTATTCATAATGATCTAATGGATTTGGAAGAGGATGATGCGGATGTTACCAGTCCAACACAACTTTAATGTCATTAAAGGGGAAGCAATCACTCTAAATGTTGGATATACAAATGCAGTAGATAGTGAAAGCCTATTCGCATGTGTTAGAAAATATCCAACTGATGAGGAGTACAAGGCAAAGTTTGATGTGACAGTATCACAAGAGGGGTTAGAAGGTGATGAGTTAAGTAAAATCATCTTATCCTTGGATACCAACACATTGGACTATGGTAAGTACTATTGGGATTTATTCTTGTGGAGTGGTGAAAAGCCTATAAAATGTCTGATAAAAGGTGAAATCACAATAGCTGAAGGCATCAGCAATAGGGGGAAATAATATGAGTGATGAAAATATTCATATAAAGTCTAATGATGATGATAAAATCATTGTCAAAGATAATACCCAAATTATTAAATTGCAAGGGCCGAAGGGCGAACCAGGAGAGCAAGGGCCTCCTGGCCCTCCAGGGCCAAAGGGCGAACCTGGTAAGAATGGTATTGACGGACTAAATGGCGAACAAGGGTTACAGGGTATTCAAGGCCCTCCTGGTAAAGACGGAAAACCTTTTACTTATGATATGTTCACACAGGAGCAATTAGAGAATTTAAAAGGCCCTAGAGGTGAACAAGGACCACCAGGACCGCCTGGTACTGGTGCTAATGTAGATTTATCAGCCTATACAACTAAACAAGATGCCGAAAATCTTTACCTAAAAAAAGTTGATATAAGAAACTACCTTACTATGCTAGGAGACCCTAAATATGCACTCAAAACAGAATTAAGTGATTATGTTAAGAAAACGGAAATTAATCAGTATGCATCAAGCACACAAGGGCCACCTGGGCCTAAAGGTGAGCCGTTTAAATATTCTGACTTCACGCAAGACCAACTTAATGCACTTAAAGGACCAAAGGGTGATAAAGGCGAACCCTTTAGATATTCTGACTTTACGGCAGAACAATTACAAGCATTAAGAGGTCCGAAAGGCGACCCTGGAAGTGGTGGTGGACAGGTAACTTCGCAACCAATCGAAATATATGAAGTCGTATGGGGCAATGCTATAGCTAGTAATCCTGGTGCTGATAGGGGTTACTTAGCGTTTGACCCTTTGACTGGTTGGGGATATTTACACTTTGACTTCAAACTAATGCAACCGTCTGGGAATGGTGGGGTAGTGGCTACATTACCACCAAATGCACCTGTAGCGGTAAGAGCAATCGAAAGAAGTATTAATGTAAATAACAATAGTATTTATATTGAACGAAATAGTCGTATGATTAAGGGTTGGGGTGTGCCAACGAACACTCGTTATATTATTGATATTATTGGTTATTGGAGAAAGGTGTAATAGATGTGGACATGGCAATTTGAGTTAAATGATATTTTAACTACTCTTACAATTGTAGGAATAGTTGCGGGAGCTGGGTACAGACTGCTAATTATTCCACTGCTCGAAAAACTGGACCTTCAAAGACTGCAAGATAATTTAATGATTCAAGAGAAAATGGGAAGCTTAATTGAAACATTAAAAGACCTAAAGGAAGAAATTAAGTTATCTCGTGAACAACGCACAAAGGCATATACCGAGCATGTGAAATTAACATCACGTGTGGATAGCATTGAATCTCGTGTTGATGATATTAAGGAGGAGTTGCATGAACATACCACCAAATCTCATCAGTACAGTTAAAAAATCATATCAATCTGTTAGGGTGGCCAAATTCCACCCTACAGGAATATTCGCTACACGGGCGCTAGTATTTATTATGCTAGTGCCTATTTTATTGGTAATAACTCAGTATGTTATGTCATTTATTAGCGGGTACGTATCTGACGAGGCGAACAAGCTGATTAATGTAGGGCTTAATATCATAGATCATATATTCATCCCTAGCGTATTAATGGCTATTGTAGGCTTCTTAGGGCTTTGGCTAGACAAAAACAATAATGGCATTCCAGATAAATTAGAAGAGGAGGATAAACGATGAAAGTATTTATTAATCCTGGACACGATATTAATTTAGACAGTGGCGCAGTTAATCCTGTATATGGCACACGTGAGTGCGATGTAGCACGTGATGCAGGTAAGATGTTAGCAAGGTATTTAGAAACAGCAGGATGTGAAGTGCGTACTTTACAAGATGATGATTTAGGTCTCGTATGTGCTGAATCTGATTCTTGGGGTGCAGATATCTTTGTATCACTTCATTGCAATGCTTTTAACACGCAAGCTAGAGGTACAGAAACTTTGTATAAGTCCTTTAATGGGCAACGACTAGCAAACGACATTCAAAGCCAAATCATCAAAAGCATTAATACAGTTGATCGTGGTGTAAAAAAACGTGATGACCTTTGGGTGCTAAATGGTACAGATGCAACAGCTGTATTAGTTGAAATGGCATTCATTGATAATGAAGAAGACCATGCTATGTTAACTAATGATTTAGACACTATCGTTCGTGCCATTGCTAGGGGGATTACTGACTACGCAGGAGGGGTATAATGTATGACAAAATCAAAGTTTTACTTAATAGCCTTAGTTACCGCTATATTATTATCGGTGGTATTGTGCTCCTCTCCGTCTTTTGCTGCTGGTACATCTTCCATGAACCAAGCGGAACCAACTATAACGATTCCCTTAACACAGTGGAACGAATTGAAAGACAACAACGAGAAAGCCTTGAGCTTAATAGAGACATCCAGTCTTCCATTGACCGAAGTGCAGAGCTTGGTCATGAAGCAAAGGGAAGAATTGAACGAAGCACACAATACAATATCGACATTGGAAACAGAATTGATGAAAGCCAAAATGCTATCCATGAAGCAAGAGGTTACCTTGAACGAAATGTCGAGCTCTTTGATAGAATTGAAAGGGCAAATCGACAACGACAAGAGAACAATCAAACGACTACGGATGCAGCGCAACCTATCTCAGATGGTGGGAGCGGGAGCAGTAATCGGAGTAGTGATTCATCGATAGAGAGGTGATCCATACATCTCCATAGCGTGTAATGGTGGATACACGCAACTATAATAAAAGAGCCTACTAACTTAGAAAATATCTGGGTTGGTAGGCTCTATTTTTATTTGTAAAATTAATAAAAAACTATTGCATATAACACGAAAACGTGTTATAATATAGACATAGGGAAGGAGGTGAAGCCGTTGAAGAAGTTAAGGAAGATAATAAAAAAGTGGCTACCGCTAATAACAGCACTTATCCAACTAGCAATCGCGATAAAACAGTTATTAAATCAGTAACCACAGGGGCTCGAAAGAGCCCCAATCTTCCTAACTATTATACCAATGGCAAGCATATGATTTCAAGATTAACTTTAATAATTAGTATTATTGCCTTTGTATTATCCGTCTACAATTTATTAGTAATATCAGGAGTACAGTAATGAAATTAGATGATGTAATGACAACGCAAGAGGCCGGTGAAAGATGGAATGTGCCAGCTGATTCTATTAAGCAATGCTGCTTAAAGAGATATGCAAATAAGCAATTCACTGAAGATGAAGCTAGAAAGTCCGGCAAGAATTGGCTTGTAACTCGCCAAGGTATGGAAAGGCTGTATGGTGAAGAAAGGGATCATAACATGTAATGTATATATTATATATGACATCATTTTGACATCAATTTATATAAAAATATAGTAAAATATACAACTATATATATATTAATAAAGTAGGTAACTACCGCATTTGTTGGTTTTGTAAACGTGTTTTAAATGCCACGCCATCTTGAGGGGGTGGTGAGCGTACGCTCGTGAGGGTTCAAGTCCCTCCAACCGCACCAAGCTGATTAAATAAGGGCTTACAGGTAATTCTGTAAGCCCTTATTTTTATTTGACATCATAAAGTCTTGCGTGGTTTGACATCATTTTGACATCAGAATATTTTAGAAATACGTTCTACGATGTCATCTTCCATTTTAGGTGTCACATGTGAGTAGGTATCCATCGTTTCTTGGAATGAAGCATGCCCTAGCCGTTCCTGTATGGCTTTCATATTTGCCCCATTTTCAATGAGAAGGGTGGCGTGGGTATGTCTAGTACCGTGCATGGTAAAAGAAGGCTTACCGATTAAATTGGCGTATTTCTTACATAGTTTGCTGACTTCATCAGGACAACGAGGAGCACCCTTTATACCAGGGAATACAAGGTTATTATTAATCCAGTTCATGGTTTTAATTCTGCGCTTGTCTATGACCGTTTTATGCTTCATAAGCTCGTGGAGCGTTTCCGTATCAATGGCAATTATCCGTTTTGAGGATGTGGTTTTGGTTGTATGGGATATAACTGCAGTAGATCCGATTTTTAGGGCTGTTTGTGAAATGGATATAGTTGATTTCTTAAAATCGATATCCGACCATCGTAAGCCTAATAATTCAGACCGACGCATACCTGTTGCAAATGCTAATTTAAATAGCGCATGATGTTCTGTATTTGATATATTGGATAAGAAATCTTTTACTTCATCTGCAGATAACGTTACCATATGACGGACTTTAACCTGTTTTGGTCGGTCTATGTTTTTCATATAGTTCTTAGGAATGATGTCATCTTTTACCGCCTGCTCTAATATGGAGCCTAGAATTGTCATGGTGTAGGATATAGTCCTTGATGATAATCCATCCATTGATTCAAAAACATACCGTAATGTATTAGGTTTAATGTCAGCTAACTTTACGCCACCGATTTTATCTCTAATATAGCGATTGATAATGCCTGTATAGCTTTGATAGGTGGCTGGTGTTACAGTCTTTTCCTTTAGTTGTAACCATATATTAATCCAGGTGTTTAATGAAATAGTATCATTAAAATTAGCACATGATTGATTAGTATTTATGTATTTCTCCATGGCTTCTACGGCAGCCTTCTTGGTAGTGCCGTAAAAGTATTTGCGCTTACCGTTTATCATCTTTGATACCTGGTAGCGACCATCGGATCGTTTTTTTGGCATAGCTCATCTCCTCGTTACTCGACTGATGTGTAACTATCGAATATAAAATCAATAGTCGCTCTAATTGAAGGGTTGGCTCCTTTTATTTTGATTAATTTAAACGCTTTTATGCCTACACTTCTTATTGGTGTAACCAGTAACGCCGCAAGAAAACTGTGAGTGGCGGTTTTAACATTAGAAAAATCTAATACGACAGTTTGGCCTTTTGCTAAAGCCGGTAGAATCTGTTTGTCTCGCCTATTAATAGCTTCATATTTGACTTCGCAATTTTCTCCACAATAGTTATTCATATCTATCGTTATTTCTACTTCTGTAGGCTTATTATTGCGAGCCTCTACTTCTTGTTTGGCTTTAGCTCGTAAGTCTTCTAGTTCTTTACTAAAATTAAACGATCTAAATTTATCAAAACCTATTGTCATGTAGACGAATGTACCCGGCCACGCACGTCGTAAAGTATCCGAAGTGATGTCCGTTGGAGAGATGTGCAAAAGCCCTGTGCCAGAAACTATATAGGTATCGGCTTCCAGTTTTTTACCTAAATTTGATGACAAGAATAGCCCCATGCCAGCGTTATTTTGTGCGCTATAAGGGCCCTTTGGAGCACCAAATGTTCCCGATATTTCCGGTTTTATAGCTTCTTCTAAAGCTGTTGTATCGGAAGAAAATGGAGGATATGTTTGTTCTAAGTGGCGTTTAATACCCACGCCTAAATCCGCTACGATAAACGATAATTGGTTTTTATCACGGTACCAGTTGAATTGTAGTAAAGAAGGAATTTGTGGATTATATCCGTGTTCTAAAGTGTTATATAATAGCTCGGAAACAATATACCGTAAAGTATCTTCGTGTCCGGATATGAGATCCATATCAATTTGTGAAGTATATTGTAGTATTTTGCCAATAGCCGAAGATACGTCTGTTGTTTGATTTCTAATGGCAAACATGGGTTTGTCGTAAACGGTGTTGAAGTTTTCATTACTATTTTCTAATACTTTATAGCAACCACTTCCGCCGATACGCTGCCACATTTTTCGTAATGCTGTATTCCCATCAATGTTAAAGTATATATAGGTTCCTTTGCTTTTTAAAAACCATAGATACTGAATGAGTAGGGATAGCGCTTGATAATTGGCACTGATACACGCGCGGCCGTCAATGATTATAGAAGGTCCTTCGAAATTCCAGTCAAAGATGGATAGATAGGCATTGAAGTCAACAATATTATTATTTTTAAAAGATAAAGTTCTAGGTAATTTTATAATTGGTACGCCTTTTCTAGTTGTTCTCAATCTTGATTCCTCCTATTTCCGTTGACACGGATGACAAGTATTTGGTATACTCGACTTGTAAACATAATAAATGCGTAGAGACATAATCGTGAACGGAATGTTCGTCTCTCAGAAAAGAATTAAAGGAAATTATATTTTCCCCCTACATAGACCCTCACTTATAAGTGAGGGTCTTTTCCTTTATCACAAAGCCTCCTATCCCATAGTAGGGTAGGAGGCCCTTTTATAATCCCTTATAACACTGATACATAATGATGGTAGAAATCTATATTCTCCAGCTCGGTATCATCAATACATGTTCGACGGACCATTTGCTCTACTAGATTAACGTGATGGTCTAAATAGAAGTCGTCATTAATAATATGCATTAATTCGTGCTTAATTTCTTCCCTCATACGATCATGAGGGAGGTTTTTGTTTATATAGATATTATGAGTATCTATATCTTCACATTCCTCTGACACGGCATTGGCATGTGGCAAGTCGCAGTAAATCAAATTTACAACCAATATAACACTCTCCCTTGTGTATTATTTGTTTTTTAACTTTAAAAGCTCAATATATTCGACAGCTTTTTCTAAATCCTCCTTGCTTATATCTTTAGCGGCAGAGAAGAGCATACGAGCCCCTGGACGTGTGCGTAGGTATTCAGCAAATTCGGCAGTATCAGGGTTTGTGTAATATCCATCGTTATTTTCTTCACCTATTTTTGCTAAATCGTCTGCAGTAATATTCAACCCCTTACATATTTTTATTACTTTATCTATAGACGCGCCGCCTACATTTTTAAGAATCGAATACAAAGTCGTATAAGGCATATCAATTTTCTTAGCGAAATCTTTTAAAGTTACAGAATCCTCTATTATTAATTGTTTTAAATATTCTTCTCTTGTCATAATATGTACTCCTATTTATAACTATATTCATTATAGCGTAACTAATACGATATATCAATATATAAATACGAAATAAGATATTTAAATCAAACTTAAACGTATTTAAACTACATTTTATTAGACAAATTCGAAATTACGAATTACAATGTGTACATAAGGTGATACGAAAAAACGAATTGCCGATACGAAATATAAAAAAGGAGGTGTGAGGATGTATCCGAATCTTAACGCAGAATTGGCTAGACGAGGGTGGAACAAAAAAGTTCTATCTGAAAAGCTAGACGCAAGATATGCAACCATTGTTGATAAATTAAATGGCAAGTATCCACTTACATTAAATGAATGCAAAGAAATCAAAGATAAACTGGATACGAAGTTATCTATTGATGAGCTTTTTTTTACAAAGTGAATACGAAATTTAGAATTGAGAGGGCAAGGTTATGAAAGAATTCGTAATCAGAATGTTCGGCGAATCCATTACGGAACGCATGAACGAGTTAGGCATGACTAAGACGGCACTGATCAAACAAT